CAACAAATACTCAATTGGGTATTTGCGACAGTATGAGGCCGCATCATTGGCAATTGCCCGGTCATCGAGTTGTACTGTGTTTTCCCATGTATGCAACAGCTTGATCACAAAGCTTTCTGATCCGAGCTTTTGAGCCGCCACCAATGAGGCGTGCTTTCTATCTGGTGAAATGTCAATTGCCATCCATGTGAGCTTGTCCTCATCGAGGTCAATTGTTTCATCTCCACAAGCTTGCCACTCTTTGGCACCGATCACGCTTGAGATTGTTTGCACCCATCGATTCAAAACCTCGGTCATCACAACATCGGGAGGATCGTTAAAAACCGATCTGATGTTATCCGGGTGGATCGTTATGTTGAGGCCGGGATTGGCAAAAGCTGCATTTTCGATTGAAATCTCATCGGTTGGTGCCGACCACTCAAAATACCCCACATTGTCTGTGCCACCAGCTGCGGCAGCCAATCCGCGCTCACGCAATTGATTCAAAACAATTGAGTGTGAATCACCGGCCGTGGAAAAGCAATTGACCTGTGGATTCTTGGCAGCCATCAAGGTGTATCGCATTGAGGCAAATGTTTCCATGTCATGCAGCTCACGAATTTCATCAAGGTGCACAGTCTCCGGCTTGCTCAATCCACGAGCTGCCGATCCTCCGGCTTTGATGATGAAACGATTGCCGGTGATTGTCTGAATTTCCTCGGCACCATGTTGCCAGCGGATGCGCTTGACCTGATTGGCCAAATCTGCATTTTCCTCAATGATCTGCACAATCGCCCGAAATTGCTCAAGCGATGTGACCAATCTGTGAGCTGATGAGACTTGCAACGATTCATCCCAATGAAACAGACCCATGAGAATCCGCGCCATCATGTAGGTACTTTTGCCATTTTGTCTCGCAACAGTCGCGACCGAAATTGGATGCTGATACCTCCCATCCGATTTTATTTTAAGCGAGTGCTCGGCCAACCACTTTTGCCACGGCATAAAACCATTTGGGAGAATCTGATCGGCAAAATCAATCAATTCAAAGCCGCGTGACGGCAAATCATTGAGCGGTGAGTGGATTCGTGGAGCTGTTACCGGCAAAAAAACCGATTGCGGGGTATCAATCATGACCTGATCATCACTAATCATGACTTATCGATTCGTTTTGGGGTATAAACAGGCCATGGAGAGTCGGGGGTGTCTTGTCCGTTTCAAAAAAACGACCACCTTTGACCAAATTGCACTTTTGACACAATTGCCTCAAATTCCATAATTCATCGCTCCCATTTAATCGCTTTGGAATCACATGATCAATGTGCATCTGGCCTTCGGTTGCACCACACATCTGACAACATCCATCACGCTTGAGCACAGCTTCTCTGATCTTACGCCAACGGCTTGTGCTGCCGCCTTTCCAGTTGCGTGACATCAATGCCACCCATGCTTTCGCCAATGTGCCAAAGCACCATTGCAAATCTTGCCTTGATACCTATGATCGATGTATCTCAAAGTCCAATCAATCATGCGAAAGCCATCAAGGTTTCGATACTTTGTATTGCGCATCTGACCTAAGCCAAAATGGTTGCCGTTAGGATTGATTGCCTCCACACGCCAATTGCTTTCTTTTGTGATCAATGTGTTAAAGCATTGGAATTCTTTGTAGTTCAGAATCCTTGAGTGTGCATAAAGCTTTAATGAATCAATACTTGCTTTTGCATCTTGTGTGGCCTGTGCCGGTGTTGCGCTAGCAAAACATAGCGCGGCCAATAGCACCAAGCATCGCTTGCGAGCTATCCGCCACAGCGGCTCGCCCACGAGCATGGAGCGTACCGAGTAAGTCAAATACAATGCAACATTGAGCGTGCGCTTGGGCGTTTCCAACAGCCTGTGCACAATGCCTGTGGATAACTTTTTCATTTGCTACCCCAGCCAGTACCTTTGAACACAGCTGGTGTTGCAGCCCAAATGCGTGTCATTGGGATTGCACAAGCCATGCAATTGCCGGCATCGACATCCCCATCAGCATCGATGGATCGATTAATGATTGCCATTGTGCCGCATTGATCGCATTTGAATTCATAGGTTGGCATCAGATAGCTCCTCAATCCTCTTGAGGCCATGGCGTTGCTTGGCCTTGCCGTAAAGCTTGGCACAAATCGAACAGTCAAATTGTAGGATGTGCATAATTGCTCCTCATCAAGGTTTCGATTGGTTGAAGATTGATTTGCGGAACACTCCAATTGTTTTGTGATGCGTTTCGGTAGCGTGGTTTCTTAGCTACGGCAACCGGCATCCAGCCAACTATGTGCATTTTTGGTGTCTGGCCAACGACCAGCACAGCAATGTCACGATCATGGCGATCTGAATCCTGAATCCATAGATTGCTGTCTGGATTGGCTGACCACTTGACCTCAATGTGCTCGCCCACATCGGCTTTTGATTTATCCCATGTGGTGCCCGGCTTGTATTCATAACCCAATCGCTTGGCCACAATCCACTCAGCTGCCATTGATTCGGCCATCTGTGCCACATACTCAAACCACGATGGTGTTTTGTGCCATCTGGTTGCATGATCTGCATCCCGATCTTGGCAATGCTCAATGGCTGAAACCATGCATTGGATTTCCTCAACACGAGTCATCATCGGCACTCACCGCAAAACCAAATGATGTTGTCTTTTGAGTCATAGCCTTTTTGGTATCCGAATTTGTCAAGCTTTCTCAGCTGTGAGCATTTATCGCATTGCTCAATTTTGTATTGATCCACGATTTCGCCATTGCACATCAGCTTGGCCATCATCTCTTGTGGATAGATGATTTCAACATAGTCGCTCATACTTGTGGCTCCCATTTTCCGGTTGATCGCAATACATACCAACGAGGCGTGCATTGGGTTGCTTTTGTGCGCTCTGTGCAGAAATAGCCGCCCCATGATTTTGGTGCGCCTTCATGTGATTGTTTCCAGATCATGTGCCCATGCGAGCATTGAGGTGCCTCTTGTACAAGCTCTCCACCGAGCTGTTTTGCAATCTCATCCATCGATGATCCGAGTGATGGAATACCCGATTGCTCAGCTTCATCGGCTGTCTTGTAGCTTGGCACATCACCAAATTTGGTTGTCCAATAGTCATAATGTTGTGGTTTCGTTGCATCATTGACTTTGACTTGCTCCATGGTTTCTTTTGTAGCCTTCTCCGTACCACCCAAAACCAAGGCCATGACTCTCATCAAAGCTGAGGTGGTCGTATCCTCACAAAACCAGCGTTTCATGTTTGGGTTGTACGCCTCGCGATAGCCAAACGCGTAATCAATACCGGCCGGCTCTGTCTCCTCTTGATTGCGCCATGCCTTAGCTTGTACCAGCACATAGCCTTTTTCGGCATTAAATTCAACGATGTGCGCCTCAAGCCGACCTTGTGGAAATGTCTTGATCCATCGATCTGTGCGCTCTTTGTTGCCTTCGTAGTTTTCTAGAAATCCGGCCATTAGTTGTCCACCTTCTCATTGAGTTGAGAGATGTGGCGTGATACCGCCCGGCCTCGTGTGTAACCTTGTCGCTGGCCTTCTTTGAATCCGACCGAATAAGACATAACAGCCCATAAGGCTCCAGCGATCACACACATGATCACAATTGATGCTTCGTTCATTTTGTTGCTCCCGATTCTGGGAGCCGCGTATCAGCTCCCAAAAGAGAGAGTGACAGGATCAGCCGACAAATTCAACAATCACGCTCAAATCATGGCGTGTCGTTACCAGATAAACGCCTCTCAATGGCTTTTTCGTATTCTGACTTTTGCTTGTCTTTGAGGCCGTTAGATGCTAAAACCCCACCCAATGAGCCGGTCAAAAAGATTGCCAAAGTTTTTAACAAATCGATAAAAGCTGCATCATTGGGAGCTTGTGCACCGATCGGCTGTGTCACAAAGATCAATGCATAAGTGATGCCAAGAGTCACAATCAAAAAGACAAATGACAAAACCCCACCAATAAGAAACATCAAGCGCGCCTTGATTTCCTCTTGGCTTAAGCGGTCTTTATTCTTTGAAGCCATCGCCTATCAAATCCTCCGTACAGGTACCAGTCACCTTGCATTGTGGTTTTTTACACTCATCCAATTCCCAATTTTCATGCAATTGGCATGGGTATCGCACCCAACCTTGATAACCACAAGCGGTAAGGCTTAGCGAAAGGACAAAAGCCAAGCCCACCGCGAGTGATTTCCGGATCATTTCCCCGTTGAACCGAAAGCTGTGTCAGCTGGATTGAGCCAGCGCAAAATGACAGGCACAACAGCTGCCACGCCACCCATTGCCATTGCCTTAAGATCGCCTCCAGCCATGTACACGGCTAATGCAGCTGCGATGTATGAGCGACCCCATGAGGCCGCAATTGCTTTTGCTTGATCCATTATTTCTCTCCTTTTGGTCGATCCGGTAAATCACCGGAAAATGGCTCATAAACTGGTCGGCCGTAACCAACCACAAATGAGCGTGCTCCCAAAGCTCTTGATTTGACCATGACTTCTCCACCATTGCGCTGATCGCCACCGCCTGATGTGTTGCCTTCAATGGTCACGATCTGTTTTTCTGATGCCCGAATTACCAAACCAATGTGATTGATTGTGGTTTTGTCATCGATAATAAAATCAAAAAAAACAAAATCACCAATCTTTGGTGTTGTGTGCCATTGCTTGGCTTTCTTAAATGCCTCGGCTCCAGCTCTTGTGCTGACAACATTTGGCACCTTCACTCCGGCTTGATCGGCACACCAATTGAGAAAAGACCCACACCATGGCAGCTTGTCGGCTTTCATGTGTTTGCCATACTTTGTTTCATTGTTGCCGGTTTCAGCTGTGCCAACCTCGGCCAATGCAATTTGTATCAAACGCGGCAATGTG